TACATCTAAGTTAAAGTCAGTAGAGCTTGAGGTGGTCATTAGGCTTTACCACCTTTTTTCATCTTCTTCATAGCCATACCACCACCACGCATTTTCTTTGGTTTCATAGCCATGCCACCGCCTCTCATCTTTTTGACTTTGCCGCCTTCCATCATTTTAGCAGCTTTAGCTAAATCTTTAGACATAGCCATCATTTTTCTAGGACTCATTGCCATATTTCACTCCTTTTAAGATTGTTATAGTATTGTTGTCTTTGCTCATAAATATCTTCAACATTGTACTCATTATAATATTTATCATAATAACCAAGTTTCTTCAATTTATTTGCACTTTCTTGTAGCTTTGTTAATCGTTGTACGAATATCAAAGCATATTCTTCCTTTACGAGATTTGTAAACGTGCCATCATCTATGAGCTCATTTACATCATCGTCAGGGTGGAATCCCATTAGCCAAATATCTTTTTGTTTATATTTGCCTTGTTGAATTTTTTCATTTGTGTTGCTTAAATGTTTATGAAATTTTTGATTATTTTCAAAGCACATATCAACAATAATTATTAAGTCTTTGTTGTCTTTGAAACAATCTATTAAAGTATCTAAGCAATAATATGAACTGGTGTTTTTAAATGCAAAACTTACTTTTTTGTCTTTCCATGCTGTCTTAGCAAAAGGACAAGATGGAAGGTTATTATAATTTTTGTTTGGTTTTTCTAATGCAAATCTTGACCACTCACGAATTTCTTCACAAATTTGATCTTCAAGATTTTTGTAATCATCCATTACTTTTTCTTTCTACGCCTAGCGGCCGCCACTCTTCTTGGCTTACCTGCTGGTTGCCCTAATCTTTTCTTTTGTGCGATACGTTTTCTTTTTTCTGAGGCAGACATTTCCGAAACAGTTTTCGGAGTTTTCTTGCTAATCCTTTTACTTGGACGACAATAAGGCGTGCCACGTTTTTCACCCTTTTGACGACCACATTTTTTACCTGTCCTAACATCTTTCCAGTCCTCCTTAAACCAACGCTTGAGAGCTAAACCAGCTTTTGTTTTTCTAACAGCCATTATCTAAACTTTGTTACTTTTCTTCTATTGCTCATAACTGCACCACAACCCCTTGCAATGTTAGGATTTTTAGATGGTCGTTTGACTTTACCCTTTGACACATTTCCGCCATTTTTCATCTCAACTACACCACCCATAGCTTTTTTCTTAGCCTTTTTACCACCTTTGCCATAGTTTGCTGCACCCACCTTACGGCATTTTGCAATAGCTCCTGAAGCATAAGCTGACGGAAAAACCCTATATCTAGCTTTTACTTTATGATAACAAGCGTCTTTAGGCATAATTTATCTCCTTTTTAACTTCCAGCAATTGCACATCCATTCTTTTTTTTTGCATCTTAAACATACTTTTACTGGCTCACCTCTTACTACTTCGCCTTTTTTTAGCGGCACAATGTGCTTTTTGAGAAAATCCTTTAGGTCGTTTACAATTGATCTTCCTCTTCCTACTGGCACTCCACTTCCTTTTCTGAGGTGGCTTTGACACTTGTCGTGCCATTTGCGACCTCCCCATAACCATTAAAAAAACTTCTCAAGTACCGCTACCCCAATGATAACTCCATAGATACCCCATAGTCTAGTATCAAGTTTATTTAACTTATTGTTTATCCCATCAAATCTAGCATTACATACAGATTCATGTTTTTCTAACATTTTTAATAATTCTTTACTGGTCATCTAACACTTCCATCTTCTTCTTGCTTGTCTTAATCTACTATTTGGATTTTTGGCTGCTTTCGGAAATTTTTTCATTTGTCCAGCCGACCTAGCACAAAATGACTTTCTTCTTTTAGCTGCTTTACTCCCTTTTTTAACTTTACCTGTTACAGCTGTTTTAAGCTTACTGCCTGGATTTTCTCTGCGATAACGAGCAACTCCAGCTTTAGTCATTCCCGCTCCACTCTTAGTGGAACGGAAATACTTTTTAGTTCTTGGAGGTTGCTTGTCAGGCTTCCTAGCCATTAGTCATAGCTCTTTCTAACTTGCATTATAATTGTATAACTATCAGCTGATGAGTGCCCTACTGTAGTAAACATAATATCACCAGTTACACCTGAACTTGCTGGATTTGTTAATCCACCAAAACTTGTGTAATCGTGATGTCCACTTTGATTTTCACCTAACTCAATACAGAAATCATCTGTTGAAGCATCAAATAGCACTTTAACTTTCATGCCATTACATTGCCACCAAATTTTTTCTATAGTGGCTCTAGTACAAGCCTCTCCTCTAACATTTGTTGCTAGAGCTGAAACATCAACTTTTTTTACTGCACTTTCACCTGATCCATCAGAGATGTTGGTAAACTTAAAGACAGCAGTTTGATGCCCGTCAACTAAAGTTTGCGAAGTAACTGCGTCTGCCATATTACTCTCCTATTATTGATCAGCGAAAGCAGGTGCTGTCACTGAAGTCACTGTTCCAAAAATCTGATAATTAGTAGTATCTTTACCTACGATAGTAATTTCAAACGCATCAGGCACATTTATTTGAATTTTTGAATTTGAATTACCATCTGGAAATACTGGAGCTATAGTCTCTCCATTTGAATCAAGATGAGTTATGTTTCCAATAAAAAAGTTTGTATTGCCTGGTGTTACAATAATAGCATCTGTTCCATCAGCGGCTCCACCAGCATAAACAAATCTAAAAACAGAACCAGCTATAGGTGCGGGTAAGGTGTATGTATTATCTTGTGATCCATCTGGAACAAGTAAAATTCTACCACTATGAGTTGCATTTGTTAAAGTTACATCTCCATCAGATAAGCTAACTGGTGCTCCACCTAAAGTTGTTACCTCTGTAATTGCTCCAGTAGTTGCGTTTTTACTGATAGTCTTGATTGTGCTTTCAGACCTAATAGGGCCTGAGAATGTTGTATTAGCCATGTAAATCTCCTTGTCTTGGCTATTGTCGAAGTTAATTCTTCGTCAAGGTAATTTAAGTATACACAAAAAAAAGGGGTCTGCATAGACCCCTTAAAAAATATGTAAGTATTTTTATGCGGCTCCTGGTGAACCAAAGACAGCACGAGGATCTGAAAAACCAAAGGCATAACGCTCTCTAGCTTTGTATCTCATGTTGCCTGTATCAAAGTCAGCTTCCATGCTTGTGCTTAATGGAATTCTTTCAAAATATTTAAATCCATTAGGTGCATCTGTCTTAATGAAAAACGCATCTGTGTCTGTTAAGAAGTGGTTAATTGTATAACCCTCTGGTAA